CACTTAGGCAGCAGGTCCCGCATCAGCTTGTATTCCTTGATCTCCTCTTTACGCAGGTCGCCCTTGGTAAACAGAATGTGCATGGAATCACGGGCTGCCACGTTGTGGAAGTAGTTCACCACAGCGCGGGTGTTCAACGACTTACCGGTCTGACGGATTTGCTGGACGTAGGTAATGAAGGAGTTCATTACGCACCAGAACATGGCGATGTTACCGCGGTTAGCCCGCAGTGGGTGAGAACCACCACCAGATTTGGCAGGTACCCGTTGGATCTCCCGGAAGAAGTACCAAGGGTTCTCCTCACATTCCAGCATCATCATCTGGACGATGTGTTCAGGCAGGTTATCAGCGAAGGGGTCCCATTTCTGAAGTTCTGGCTGAATCAAGGCGAGCATCATGTACCAATGCTTAACGCCCATCGCCTTGTATTTGGCTGCCATCTTGACCCAGGACTCGTTGCGAGACGCAGTGTCAACAATGGCGTGGGGATAGCGATCCCAATCCTTCTCGTACAAAATGGCCATAAGTTGGTGTACGGCTGGGAGTTACCCCAGCCGTCTCCTAATCAATAGTTGTGACAAACCACACCACTGACGCCCAGCTGTAGATCGCCGTTGATCATACGCTTGATCCACTTCAGGTAAATGACGCCACCTTCAATCACGTCATTGACGAAGACTGTTTTGGTGGCCCATTGACTGATCGGCAGTTCGAACGTGCGGGTGTTGGTCGTGATGATAACGTGGGTTGGCGCAGGAGCAATCGTTTCGCTCTGGTTGTCGTACAGCGGGTTGATCCCGTAGTACAGCGCATTGAGCCAATCGGATTGCTTGGTGAAGCCGTTCGCCAACTCGATGTAGGACAGACCGCCAGTGTTGGCAGTGACCTTGGCCATCAGGTTGTCGCCGTACCAGTCTGGCTGGTTGTCGGAGAACTTCATACGCCAGTTGGTCTGCTGCATGCCGCCGGAGCGGAGCAAGCTGACCTGGAACTGTTGGACGTGGACGTAGTCGCCGTAAGCTGCGTCGATCAACTTCATCTTGACTGCCACTTTCATGATCTGAATAGTGGTGAAGTCGACGCCGTTGAATGGCGAGCTCTCAGGATGGAGTTCCACAGCGTTACGAGGAACGCGCAGAGCCGTCTGACGGGTAGCGTCGTACAGCCAGTAGTCCAGGATGTAGCCGTTGACGCTGTCCTTCCACGTTGGGTAGGAGTAGAGTTTCAGGCTGTAAGCTGGATCGGACTCGATGCCACGGATCAGGTACGGTTCGGTCACACGGCCGTTGGCAGTCTGACCTTGCGTGTACGAGTATTCCTCGTTCTGCGACAGTTCGTAGGTCAGCGTCAATTCCTGCTCGCGACCACCCACCGTTGGAGACCAGTACTTCAGGCCTTCGAGACGGAACTTGCCGTTGGCATCTTCGTCTACCACGTCCATGATGGAAGTGGTGCCGTCGGTGTAGGTAACCTGGGCACGCATGGCCAGGGACGCTACCGTGATGTTGATTGGCATCTCGAGCACGTTCGGCTCGGAACTGGACAGACGGGAGCTGATCAGCTTGATCCCCTGCACGCGCTTCTGCGCCTCGTCCGGAGTACGAGTCAGGTTGGTGTTGTGGATCAGGAGCTTGTTGTAGTCGATCGGCATACCGTGGATGTTGTACGTCACCGCAGTCACGACTTCGCTATCAGCGAGTTTGCGGCTGGTGTAACCCATCTTCGGAACTTTCTCGGCCACGTTGTCCAGCTTGGTCGTCGCGTAGACCTCCAACGGAATGGCGTCGTTGACGTATTCGTTGTTGACGTAGTACGCACTGATGACTTCGCCAGAGGCTGACACGTTCACACCTTTGAAGATGCGAATCTCGTGCGCCTCAGAACCGCGGATGTGGAGTTGGTTATCCACTTGCAGGCGGTGAGGGAACACGCGAGTGTCCAGGTAGCAGCGCCAGGTTTCGCTAGCGTAGCCAGGGCCGGTGCCCAGCAGGATGTCCAGCTGCTCCAGAGACTCCCCGGTATCGAGGGGTTCCCAGACGTTGAGCTCAACCACGTAGGTGGTGTAGTCCGTACGACTGACGCGGAACCAACCCATGGAGAAGTCATAGACCAAGTCGCCTTCGTTGGCGATGTGGACACCCTTCTCGGTTTTGATGATGTCAGCCGAGCTATCGACCAACTTGTATTTGTACAGGTCCTGGAGATTGAACGTCAGGGCCCGGCGGTCTTTGAACACGATAACGGAATCGCCGTTACCAAGCGGAATAGTGATTTCAGCCATTTCCATATCCAAGTGAGGGGGAGGCTTTCACCTCCCCTGCGATTATTGACCCACAGACTCCCAGGTCTGATGCGGATGTGGATGGTCGATCGAATCGTGCTCAAAGCCTTCTTCGACGACAACCAAATCACGACTGATCGATACACGACCGTCCAGCATGACTTGAATCACACGGTCCAGCAGGCGGTACTGGTAGATGTTGAGACCGATAGCACCATCTTCCGGGTGAGGGTGGATGATGACGTGTTGCAGGTCCACCTCCTCCTTCAGCGAAGGATCGTACTTGAGCAGCCAATCGTAGCCACGCATCCGCTCACGAAGCCAATCGAGGGTGTATTCCTCTTTGAACTCGTTCATGTTGATCACGCCATCGAGCATGTCGTAAATCAACTTGGTGCAAAGCGGACTGTACACTCTATACCAAGCCGGGATCGGGTTTGGCGTAGCCGGAGGTTGCTGAGGTAGATAGAGGGACAGGTAGTCCTCGATCTCGTTATCCACTGCCCACGATTTGGCACGCCATTCGTAGGTGTCGATATCGGTCAACCCTTTCATCGGGATGATTGGGTTGGTCACCTGGTACGGCGAACCGTTCTGGATGCCGACTGGCAACAGGCCGTTGTTCTCAGCCCAGGTCAGTTCGCTGCGAGAGTACAGCTGACCACCGATCACCACACGAGACACTTGGTCGTCATGCAGGTTGAACCGGAAGTTCTCGCTGAGTGCGCGGTGAGCAATGAAGCCCCAGTCACGCGCCGTCTCACGCTTGAAGTCCTTGTCGCAGAAACCACGACCACGAACTGTCACGTACTGAACCTCATCGTCGAGCAAATACTCTTTGTTGACGATGCAGATCTCAGGCCAGGCTACGTAGTAGTCCAGGTTCTCGATCAGGGTACGGCCGTTGAGGAACACATCGATCTGACCGAACGGGATCTCGACCATGGCTTCCAGGTCGGTCTCGTCATCCGCCACGACCATGTCTTCTTTAGAGATGACACTGAAGGCCAACGCCCTGTCACGGTAGGACAGTTCGAAGTTCTTGATGTACGTCCGTGTGTCGCAACGGATCGCAGCCTTCTTCATGGTCGGGTTGATCTTCCACTTCACCACGCCATCGGCGAGGTCGTAGTAGTCGTTATCACCGGTGACATCGATCCAGTCGTTGCGAGGGATGTTGTTCCAGATGGTGCAGACATAGAAGCGGTAATCGGTATCGGGCTGGAGTACGAAGTCGACAACGTCGTAGATCGTGTAATCCGCCGCACTGGCTTCGCCCGTCAACGCTTCGAAGTAAACCGCGTTCGCGTTGTTAACGAGGTATTCCATTGAGTAATCATGCGGATACCAACCCAACAGCAGACCAGTAGCGTTATACTCAAAGATGGTCCCCTTCTTCACAGCCTGCCACGGCAGTTGCAACCAGCGAGGGTTAGCGGATACTGCCATCTTCTGAGGGAGGTCACCCACCATCCGACTGATCGCATGGTAGCCCAAAGCGTCACGCGCCAACGGACGAGTAATCGCTCCGTCCAATGCACCGATGACATTGCAGTAGGCAGATGCTTCAAGAGCAGCCGCTTTCCACACCGACACGTTCGACGCAGGACCAATCATGGCGTTGATGCGTTTGGTGTACGGCAGCTTGAACAGCTCCTGGATACGCTGAGCGTTGTAGACCAACGGACGACGATACCCACCATGACGCACTACGACTTCCACCCGGATGTCATGGTAGTTCTGCCAGAACTCTTCAGCCTCAATCATTGAGGCGACGTAGGCGGTACTGATGGCGTAATCCCGGTGGGTTACCATCCGAACACCGTCCACCTGGTTCTGGTGGTAGTACAGGCCGTCATAGACGAACTCTGTGGTGTACCGCAGCAGGAAGATGTCGATATCGTCCACGTAGTCGATCAAGGTACCCAATCCGTTGCGAGCGATCAGGTATTTGTCCTTGAGGTCGAGGGTACTGGCAAACGACTTCAAGTCCTTGAGCTTGTACTCCAGCACTTCACGGATCGACTTGTCCCGGACGTACTCAATAATGTCACCCATCTTGCAGGTCACGTTATTGATGTCCTTGACACGCTTACCGTTGACATACGCCATGGCCGCGCCAGGGGTGGCCGCCTTAGCCGTACGCCAGAGTTGCTGGTAGGCGTAGAAGCTGTTGTTGTCGACGTAGGTGTAGCCTTCGATCTCGATACCCGCATCAATAGCCGTGGCATCCTTGCTATCGAACCAGGCATTGCTGCGCCAGCGGATATAAGGTTGAGTGATGCCCAGGGTGTCGACGATAGGCATGTCCTTGATCGCCACAACCATGTTCCCATCACGGGTGTACAGGAAGTAGACGTTCTGGGACGGGATGCGTTTACCAGGAGCGGTGTAGATATCGATCAGCAGCGACGTGTTGACAGAATGCGCCCGAGCAGACACCCACTTGTTACGGATCTCATCCATCCCAACCAAGAAGGGAGGGAGGTCACCAACCACGAAGACATGGTAGTAGGTGTTGATCGTTGGAAGGTTGTAGTCACGCCGACCGATACGCACGTTCGCATACGCACCCCAATGCCGTGTTACTCGCGTTGGGGCGACGATGTGCTGGCGGTCCATTCCTGGAGAACACCAGATATTGCGAGTGGCATAGTCGACCAAGTAATCAGTCGAACTGCTCATGGATTACCCCTTGATGAGGTTGTTGACGTTCTTGATGAACTCTTTGTGGTTGTCGCGACTGATCACGCGCTCAACGACTTTGCCCAGACCGGTCTTGGAGTAACCCCGATCGTTCACCGCGCTGTAGACCATGGCAATAAAGGTCGGTGGGTATTCCAACGAGATCGCTACCGCTTCACGGTAAGCCGGACCGTAGGATGCACCCAGAGCGATGTAAAGAAAGCCGACAGTCAGTTGCTCAACCCGAGGGCTGTTCATCACCAACTTGACCCAAGCTACGAAGTCTTGGACGTTGCGAAGAGGAGGAACATCACCCACAGCAGCATGTAGGGTGACAGGATCCATACCCACCAAAGCACGAGCTGCACGGACCATAATACGGTCCTGCTCTAATGGTGTGGTGTGACTATCAACCGCTTCGTGCAACTGCAAGAAGTAAATGGTTGTCAAGGCACGCAACATCGAGGTCTGACCGAAGTCAAGACTCAACCGCAAAGCCAGCGCAGAACTTACCCAACTCGTGAACGCTTTCAGGGCAAAGTCGCCGACGTTCAAGAAGTCGTGGCGAGCCGACACGTCACCTTCCACCCAAAGCTTTGTCAGTTTGGCTGTGAGGATGGTGTGTTGGAATACATCGATCCGGACCGGAGATCCATCGGGACGTAGCAACGACCGACCGTCCAGTACGACGGTATTAGCGAGCGTAGGAATTTCTTTATTGGTGATGGGTTGGTTGAAAGGCTGGAACTCGGTGACGCCTGGCGGTACAAGGGCGATACCTTCCACACCTGCTACCTTCACTAGTTTTTCATCGATCTCGAGTCTGCGGATACCGGATGCGATTTTGTCCAGCACGTAACGCGTGCACGGCGTTGTTTGGTATGGGGTATCGAACATTGTTCGCGGTCTCCATGAAGGTTTGTAAAATATTAAAACAGCTGCTGTAGGAGCTGATTTAAAATAGTATGCGTACGCTGCGACTTTTGGCGTATTCCACCAACGTGGTAGCGACCATACAATTCCTTGATTGTTCTGCGCGGAACTAAACTCCTGGGAGTATAAACATGTCTGTAAGTACTTACAGTTCTTTGCCACGGACGCAATTCCGGGGTATTAAGGACGAATCGGCGGTCAACCTGGTTATGCCAGGCGAAAGCCTCCCGATCCGCGTGCCATTGTTTTTCACCCTGGCTGCCTGGGGCGAAACCGACAAGGCTCGTTACGTGGACGGCGATGGTCAGGAATTGCTTTACGGCAAAGAGTTGACCAACCCGCGTTCCAAATTCTTCACCCACCAGAGCCAGTTCATTCGCTCCCACTTCGCCGCCGGCGGCAAGGCGCTCTTGCAGCGTATCGTGCCAGCTGATGCGAAGCGTGCGACTGCGCGTCTCTCGCTGGACATGGTTGCTGATGAGCTGCCAGTCTTCGAGCGTAACGCTGACGGCACCTTCAAGCTCGACGCACAAGGTGCGAAGATCGTAGTTGTTGGCGAGACCGTTCAAGGTTTCCGTCTGCAATGGAAGATGGTCGAAATCCCGGCTAACGGCTTCGGCGTTGGCGTGGCTGGTGAAGGCGGTCTGGTTTCCGGTGACGACGGTGCTATCTCCGTTCTGTCCCCAGTCCTGGACATCACTGGCCGTCACATCGGCGAGAAAGGCAAGAACCTCGGTTTCCGCCTGTCCGCTCCGACCGTGAACACCGTCGATCCGGCTGATGCCGATCTGAGCGAAACCCTGGGTACGTTCCTGTATCGCATCCAGATGATCGAGCGTTCCAACGCTCAGTCGACTGCTCGCCTGATCAGCAACCTCGACGGCGGCAACTACGTCGACTTCAGCCTGAAGAAAGGTGCCGTGGACCTGTCCACCGACATCGAGTACTACGGCGCGAAGAACATCATCCGTTCGTACGAAACCAGCGACATGTCGCAGTTCACCGGTTTCGGCAACTTCGAAAAGCTGAACATCTACGATGCCAACATCGCGGGTATCCTGACTCAGCTGAAGGACGCGGAAGAAGCGCACACTGGCGACGAGATCGCCGACGCGCATCTGATCAACATCCTGACCGGTGTGGACGTCCATGGCGTTCCGTACAACACCTTCGTAGTTGAAGGTCCTCAGGCTGGTGGTCTGCTGTTCACCGAAACCTCGAACCACTTCCTGCAAGGCGGTTCCGACGGTACCATCGGCGTGGCCGAGTACAACGCTCTGGTCGATACCGTTCTGTCCAGCATCGACGACGCGGCGTTCCCATTTGCCGACATCGCGCGCATGCCGTACGACTCGGTGTGGGATTCGGGCTTCCCGGTCGACACCAAGCTGAAGTTCGCCAACTTCCACGCCATCCGTCCAGACGTGTACATCCACGCCTGCACCCAAGACGTGCTGAAGCCGCTGAACAGCGCTGCTGCTGATTCGTCCATCGGCGTGACCCTGCGTTCGCACTTCCGTGCATCGCAAGAGTCGGCTGAGTTCGGCACCAAGGCCTGCCGCTATGCGGTGGTAATGTCGGCTGGTCGTCTGATCAACGACAACTACGATGGTCTGGTTCCATTCCTGGAATGGCTGCTGATCAAAGGCGCCGAGTACATGTCGGCCGCTGACGGCTCGATGAACTCTGACTTCGCTTTCGGGCGTGGTGAGCAGAACATCGTGACTCGTTACCGCGACCACAACGCCGGCACCAAGCTGGTTGGCGCTCGCAAGAACGATTGGGACAACGGCCTGAACTACGCTGAGTGGTTCGACATGTCTCGCCTGTTCTACGCAGGTATCCAGTCGATCTACGAAACCCACACTTCCGTACTGCACGGTTACCTGAACACTCAGATTGCTTGCAACCTGACGCGTATCGGTCACATCGTGTGGCGTGAAATGTCGGGCGACAGCCAACTGACCGACGAAGAGTTCCTGGACGCCGTGACCGACAAGGTTACCGAGCGCACCACTGGCAAGTACGACGGCCGGGTGACCATCACTCCGAACGCCTACTACAATGCCTTGGACGAAGCGTTGGGCTTCAGCTGGCACCTGGACATCGGCATGGCTGGTGATAACATCCGCACTGTGCAGAACCTCGCGGTGATCGCACAACGTCGTCGTAACGAGGAGTAATGCCCCATGGCACGTTATAACGAGACGTTGACTAACAAGGCCTACGCTGGTACCGCGCAGGCCAAGGTACTGAACCTCGCTGTTCAGGGTCAACAAGGCTATATCACCGATATGGCCTACTACCCTTCGGCTACGGACTACATCCGTAAACCGTTGATCGTGAAGGTTCTTCAGGCACCAGTGGGCTTGACCTACATGCCTAACGCCGCGGCTTACATCGCAGCGTACAAGAACCTGATCGAGAACTGGATGCAGTCCTGGTCCGGTTTCAACCGCACCCTGGCCGTTTCGGTAAACGAAACCCAGATCGGTAACTCGGGTGAGTCCTTCCAGACCCCATCCCGTGTGGCTCGTGCTCGTTCGCAGATCACCTCGACCATCGTCGAGAAAGATCGTCGTCCAGTGATCCGCTTCCTGGAAGACTACACCCGCTACCTGATCATGGATCCGGATGTGGGCCATGCGCTCCTGAGCGGCGTGAGCGACAAGTTCACCGACCAACTCGCCGACATCTACGGCGGTACCATCATCGCGTTCGAACCAGACAAGACTTTCCGCTACGTGGAAAACGCCTTCCTGGTAACCAACTTCTTCCCGTACAACGACATCGGTGAGAACATTGGTAGCCGTCAGCTGCAACAAGACGGTGAGATCGCGACGTACAACCTGTCGTGGACTGGCTTCCAGAAAGTCGGTTACGCTGTGGACAAGTTGGCGCAAGCCTTCATGGACGCACAGCGCGTTACTGGTATCGATCCTTCGTACCAGCCGACCTTCGTATCGGGTGTCGACTCGAACGTGGGCGCGGTGAAAACTGGTTACAGCGAACAAATCAACGCGCTGAAGAGCACGCTGGTTTCGCCGTAACGAGTAAGGCCGGAGCTTGGGGGTGGCTAGGGCTGCCCCCAGGTTTATAGGGAAGTCTCCGAGTAAGCCAACATGACAGCATGCGAGCAGTTACATGCAGCGTTAAGAGATCTGGAAGCAGACCTCAAGAATTATAAGGTGTACGGCAGTGCGCTGATCACATTGAGCAAAGATAGTCTATCTCCCGAGCTTCGGGAAGTCTATCGCGCGGTGATGGGCCTCAAATGCCGTATCCCGGTGTACGCCAATGATTTCGACCAGTACAAGATCCAGGAAACTGGACACGCTGTGTTCGTGATCAAATTGACAGGGATGGTCTATATTCAGACTGTTGTCGGGAAGTTGGTTTTGCCGTACGGTGCAGGGGTTGCCATTCAAGGCAAGTTCTGATAAGGATGCAAAAAAAAGAACACATGCATACAGCCAGGGGATTTCTCCCCTGGCTGTATGCTCTATGCTGATCGTTTCAACAAAGCCAATAACAGTGGCGATGGTTCTGCTTGATTGGGGATCTGTTTAGGGATCC